ATTGCCAATGGATTTGGAATTGGGTCTGGTCCATCATCCAATAATGTATTGATTTGGAAGTCAGGTGCAACATACGCTTTAGCAACCGAACCAAATTGTGGTGGTAATGCATATGCTCTTAATAGGTAGTCTTCTTTAGTTACTGCTCTATTTTGTGCTCTAAAGTATGCAATTGCATTCTCTCTAACTTCTTCAATCTCTTCCTCGTATGCACCACCACCTGCTGCTTGTTCGTTCGTTACTGCAATTGAGTTTTCTATCGTATTGTAAGTACTTGTTACTAATCCAGTACTATCGGTTTCAACTACTCGCTCTATTATATTGGTTAAGTCTGAAGATTGTACATTATCATCAACACCATTACCAATTCTATAACGAACGTATAATACAGTATTTGCAGGAGCAACACCATATGTTTTAGCGTACATAAAGTTTGATGGGTCAATGCCTTGGTCAAGGTCTCCACTCGCAGGATATAATGCAGAACCTACATTATCTGGGTTTGGTAGTATTTCTTCATCAGCATTTGATGATACACCAGACCCAAATTGAATGTCAATTTTACCATCATCAGTAATTCGAGTTACATATCTCTTAGGAACTCGTTTAAGTTTGAGTAGAGATGGTGTTTCACTAGCATACCCAGACATAGCAATTGAGTAATCAGTTGTGTTTGGTAATTCCTCAAACACAGTATCTTGAGCAAGATAATCTACCTTAGTCCACTCATCACCATCATCATCAGTTATTTCAACAACATCTACCAACCCATCCTCATCTTCAAGTCTTATTTTATCATATGGTTTTGGTGTGTCAAATGTATATGTTGCAACTTTTTCTCTACCACTAACTGCTTTAACATATTTCTTCAATAGGTAATAAACTGGTTCATCGGTTGTTTCATCAATTTGATAAACCGATACTTCAGTAGGGTCGAATGATGATGAGAATCCAAATCTGACCTTATCAATTGTCGTGAACTCAACATCCGAGTTTGTTGATGAACCAACGACCATCCCTTCTTTAAGAGTTAAGGCATAGTCAAAGTTAGGTTTTACAGTATCACCACTACCTTGTGCTGGTACTATTTGGTAAACAGTTAATGTTGTTGTGGCAGGAACATACAACTTAGGTTTATAGCCAAGGGATTGTGCGATTGTGAATACATTAGATTTTTCTTGTGCTTCTTCAAGGATAGATTCTCTTAACTGAACATCCGTATAGTATGAAAGTACATCACCTACATACGATGCCATTTCCATAAACATCATACCTGGAGATGATTCGTTAAAGTCATTATAGGTATTTGGGAAATAGTTTTTTGTAAAGTCGATTAAGTTCTTTCGGATATCACCGAAATCCCTTCCAACTAAGTTTACATCTTTTTTTACTTTATCTGCCATCTTCTATCCTCAGACAATAGAAACATTACCCTGCTCGGTAACGAGTATTGTTATTTGTGTATTTGCACCGTTTTCAGTAACCTTAACTTTTAGTAATATCTCAACACGATTGCTGTCTTCTAATGTAGTTACGTTTACATCATCTACTATAATATAAGGTAACCAAAACTTTATATCTTCACGAAGTGAATCTTCTAATTCTACATTTAAGTTTTCTGATATTTGTTCGAATAATAAGGAGTAAACATCAGAACCAAATAAAGGTTGGAATGGTCGTTCACCCTTTCGTGTCAGTATCAGATTTTTAAGATTAGATATTGCCTGCTCTTCGGTAGTATAAGACAATTTAAACAATGGGTCACCACCCAATGGTAGTTGCACCCCAATTGCTTTATTAGGTTTTAGGTCTAATGGATTTCTCCTATACTCCTTACGAATTGGCATTATTTACCCTTCTTATTATTCATATGTTTCATCAAACCAGAGTAGTCTCTTGTTAATGCATTAACCACTGCTTGACCTGCTTCAGTTTGTTGTAATTGCTGTGTAGATACTTGACCACCTTCAGCAGTTTGTAATACTTGTGGTTGTTGACCACTCATCATACTACCAAAACTTTGTGCTTGAGATGAGTTAAACATACCCCCACCAACTCCATTAGAGTTGATATTTCTCCACTCACCACCTTGTGCAGTTTCGTTCAACATATCATTCAACATAGAGTTTTTAGTGAATGACTTTGCCCATGCAGCCTGCTGTTCTTGTTTTGTTTCGAAGATATGTTCTACATCAAGCGGGTCTTTTTCAACAACTTTTGGTTGTGATTGTTTCATCTCATTCATAATCGATTTACGAAGTGCCTTTTCTTTTTTAGCAACTTCCTTCTTAACCTCTTCTTTGATGATGAGTTGAATTGCTTTAATTAGTTTCTTAGTATCCATAATAATAAATATGTTTGTATATAATTATTGTTTCATTAATGTTAACTGAGTTTTGATTTGTGCAGCTGCGGTTGCAATTTGTGGACCTACTGCAGCAAGAGATGCAATTGGTGCAGGTCCTACTGGTGTTACCTCAATAGCACTTGTAAGTGCCGGTGCTAATTGTATCAATGTATCGGTAATTGCTTCTAACTGAGAGAATATAATATCCATATCAGCTTTCCAATTTGGAGTAGAGACATTTACGGATTTATTACCACTAATCAAAACCGAATCTGATTTAGAGTTAATCACAACTCGGTCTGAGTTTAGTATGAGTTGTGGGTTGGAATATTGCCCAATTGGAATAACACCCAATGAAAATCCATTAGATGGTTTAAGACTTACCTTTTGTTTAGAAGTCATCCAAATAGAAGTAGAGTCTTCGTTTACATCTTCAATGACAAACTTATTGTAACCATTAGAATTACCAGCACCATTCCTTAGTATAGTGATTGGTGCCTTTGGGTCAGTAGATGTCCAAGATGGAGATTCAGTAGCACCCTTTATTTTATTATTAGTTAATTTTGTGTTTTGAGGGGTGTATCCAAAACGAATTGATTGCCCAAATCTACCCTCATATATTATATCACCTAAAAATGGTTGCAGTTGAGATAGACTTGATACTTCTTCAAACCCATTACCAAGATTTACAGATGAGTCGGTAGATGATTGATTCGGTATACCATTTGTTATTTGAGAAAAATTAATAGAAGGAGTACCTTGTAGAACCATACCACCAGGTAATGCGTTATGATTTATGTTACCTTGAAGTCCTATTGGAGTTGTATAGTAATTTTTAGTAGATGCTTTTAGTCCGCGGGATTCATCACCATACGCAGTATATACATAAACTTGCTCCCCAATTATAGGAATTGACCTATTATTTGGTGTAAATGGAAAACATCTAACAGTATTATTGTTTTTACCTTGCTTTACACTAACAGTAATACTATTTAGATTATCATACTCATCATCTGATAAGTATACGCCGATTACCGTTCCTAATTTCATTCACCATCTCCATCTTCTTTAGGTAGGTCTTTCTCAACCTCATCAATGGCTTCCATCAATTGTCTCTTTTCTTCATCAGACAATAACATACCACCACTTTCACCACTATTACTATCCTTCATCATTCGTTGAACAATAGCAGCAAGTTTGATTAAAGCATCATCATTCTTTACTGAGATGTCTAAGTATTCTTTGATAAGAGGTACTACTACCGAGGCATCATTCAAAGTTTTAACCATTGGTTCAAGTTGTGCAATCAACAACTTGATTTGTCGGTCTTTCTTTTTTTGATTCGAGTAGATGTCAGACATAATATCTGAGAAACTCTTATCTTTAAATAATTTAGTATCCTTATCCATTAAACTCCTCTACCCTATGGGTTATCGGTAGAACATCCCCTGCCATATAATCAAGGTATAGTTCTCTATAAATTAGTTTCATCTTACCAACCACCTTTGTGATGTATTGAGTTTGAACACCAGTCCTCTCTCTAATAAGTATGTAAAGTGCTTTTTTGTTGTATGAGTAAAGGTTATCCCGTGTTCTAAATAATTCAGTTAGAGAGTCGGCAATTTTTCTATCTCTATCTTTGTTGAACAATATGAATACATTGTAGTCCATATAACGAACATAATAATCCATAAAGTCTTTCAATGCTTCTTGTTGTTTTTTGTCGTAGACTTCATTGATGATATTACGAGATGAGTCAATCACTTCGATACCATCTCTCATTTTCATTCGTTCGTAGTTCTTGTTGTTCTCGTTGAACAAATAGTTTCTTGCAATTACTGTAAAGTATGAAAATGCTCTACCATTCTCACCCTTAAACTTATGAATCTTCTCATTCAAGAATGCAACTACGTTTGCCTTCACATCTTCATACGGAACTTCGAAGTAGTAAGTCTTATATGTATGAATTACATTCTCCGCGAGTTTATCAAATGGGTAGTGAATAAAACGATTGTAGATTTTATTCTTTAGTCGTTGGTCATCACATTGGTTATATGCATTGATTGCAATCTCAGTAATCTTGGTGAAATACCTTTTACTCTTCCTCTTGCGTCCCATAGTATTCTTCCAATTCTGAAATTACTTCATACATCTGCTTAAACACAAACCCAGTCTCATCATCTGCTTCAAAAGACCCAATTCTATCAATCTCTTTCATACGAGCCATCGATGAATCAATACGACTTGCAATTTCAGCAATGGTTGTTTCTTGCTCTTCTACCACATCCTCTTGTGCTTCATTCTTACGAAGAAGATTCCAAGTGGTATACCCAAGAGTAATTGTGGTTAGTGATAATAGTATAATAGTTACAATCATTACTCTACAATATCTTTGAATGCATCGAATACACTTTTAGTATCCGTAGTGCTATTAGTAAATGCTTCACCCAAATCACCTTTCTTAGGTCTACCATTTGTAGTGGTGCGAGTTGACTTCACTGGATTCATCTCTTGTTTCCATCTTTGTGTTTCGAATGTGCACGCATTCAAATCTGCTTGGTGCATAATGTGAGGTAGTGGTGTCTTTAGTTTTTGGTCAGCAAATGTTTTTCTCAAATACTCACCATTGCTATCATCATACAACCCATCAGTCAACTTCATACTAATCCACTCCTCTTGGGTACACTTTACACCAAAGTAGTTTAGTAAGTAGAATGTTCTATCATTGGTATTCATCCAATGAATATCTGCATTTGGTTTGTAAATCTTACCTTGGTTCTTAACGTGCCATTGTGAGTCGTTCTTAATGTAGTAATCAGCATCGGGTGTTCCCAACTTACCAAGGTCGTGGTGTAATGCCGTAAAGATTACTGACTCTCGTGTGAGGTCACCCATATCGATACCCAACTCTTGTTGGAACTCATAAGTCTTAACTGCGTTACGAGTCACTCGTAGCACGTGGTCAATGTATCCACCTGGAAATGCATTATGGAAATGCTCAAAAGAAGATGCAGGTGTATACAACATTCTTTCTTCAAAGTGGTCGTACATCTTGTTAAGAGATTCTAATCGCTCACCTTCAAATGTTTGGTTAATTAGTTTGCGAAACTTCTCGTAGTTTTCAACGAGTTCTTCGGCTGTAAAGAAATCCATCATAACTTATTAAATAATTTTATCTATAATTCCTAATTCTAATGCTTTCTCAGCAGACATAAAGTAATCTGAAGATGAGATACCTTCCCAATACTCTCTATCTTTATTTGTGTTATCCGCCATAAGTTGGTTACAATCATTCTCCAACTCCTCACTAAACTTAGCATTTGATTTTACATCACTCAACTTACCAACTACAACAGTTGACAATTGGTGAACCATAATCTTAGAGTGTTTAGATGCAACACGAGACCCAGTACCACAAGTCAATAGTAAGGCAGCTGCGGACATAGCAGACCCTCTAACAATGATATTGAACTTGATACCTTGTTCTTTTTGTGATTGTATAAAATCAATCAATGCAAGAGTCTCAATAACATCACCACCTGGTGAGTTAAGAAGAATGTTAATAGTATCCAAGTCTCCATTAATTTTCTTGAGTAGTCTTACCTTGGATACGATGTCAAATGTTAATCCACTTTGAATCTCATCTTGGATAAGGATTACATTATCAGTCGAGTCAATACCATAGTCGAACTCTCTAAAGAACTCTTCCTTAGAGTCATTTTCTTTGTCAATTGAGTATCGAGGGGTATCTCCGATTCGTGCCGTGGTATTACCACTATATAGTTCATCCATTGTTTATAACTTGTTTATTTGTATACAATATACAAAAAATAATTCAATAATCCAAACTTATTTTATAGATGCATTACGATATATATGCTTCTTCTTTTTAACCTTCTTAGGTTTTTCACCATACAAATCTTTTGCTTCTTTCGTAGTTGGTATAAACTCTACTTCTTCTTTTTCTTCTTCTTTTTCTTCTTTGACTTCTTTAGGAGTTTCTTCCACGCTTTCGCTTCTTTCTTCTCCCACTTCATTTCGAGGTACTGATACCTCTTCCCCATCCTCACCATTATCGGTATCAGAAGGGTGAACGATAAAATCGACATTATCATTAAAATCGATACTGTTAGAAAAATCTTCATCATCATAATCTTTGTGTTTTGTGGTTAGTTTATTTAATGCAATTACCATAGAGATTGCGAGTGGGTCAAATACAAACACGATTAATAAAGTGAACCAATTCACAATCACTGCCATTGGCTTACCAGTAATCTCAGACATATATCTAAGTGGACCTACCTCAGCGGCAACTTCATTATTGGATTCCAAATCTAAAATCTGAAGGTCAAGTGAGGTGATGGAATCCGTAAACACTTCAATCTTCCTTGAAATATCATCACGAGATTGAACAGCAGACTCTAATTGTTGAGTCAGAACTCTTCGTTGTGATGATGAACTTGTTGTAATAATTTGACCAGTCTCTCTATCTTTATACTGAATCTTATTATTTGATAACCCATTTCGTAGTTCGGTAATCGATTGGGATAACTCTTTCTTTTCTACATTAAGGTAATCCAATTGTTCTTGGAATCTACTTTTCTTTAATTCAATCACTTGAACTTGCTTATCCATAACACCTAATTGGTCAGCAGTCTTTTGATATGCTGATGTTAGGAATCCATAGATACCTGCTGATGTAATTAACATAAGTACACCAACTGCTAAAGTAAGATACCATTTCATCCATCCAGCAGACTTCCAATTGTTATGTAGGTATGATGCAATGATAAGTTTACTAA